CACCAGAACGTCTTCGCCCTCGAAAGCGAGCGACTCAACTGTCGTATTCTTCCATTCGCCCCGCCAGTTCTGAAGGGGAAAGGTGTCGCCGAGACGAAGCTGGTCGGCTCGGGTAGCCGTGGTAGTGGTCGAGCACAGTCCGACCCATTGCACTAGCTTCGCTGGGTTGCGGTCGGGTGCTCCGACTGTCGGGCTGGTTGATTTGGAGTTTGTCTGGTAGGTCATGTCAACACCTTACTCGACTTGGGTCGAGTTGACAACTACCGGCCCGACAGCAATTTAGAAAGCTTGCAAAGCCGCAGCTAACACAGCATCAGGAGGCTCCCTGACATCCAACGAAACCGCACCCAAAGCCGCCGCCGCATTCCTCGCCGCCGTCAACCGGCCACGCCACCACGCCTCATTCTGCGGCTTCGTTCCCAACGCAGCCGCACGATCCAGCATCCGGCTATACATCAGCACCGGGTCGCCCGTCAAGTGCAACACCACCAACGAGTCGTACTCGTCACGCACCACCCGCAGAAACTTCGCAGAACCCAACCGGGCACCCTCGCCGATCAACCGCTCAGGAGCAGCGTCAGACCGCACCCACTCAGTTGCCTTCGGCATAATCGACATCGCCAACGCATCCGTCCCCGAGAAAGTCTCACGGCGGCGACCAACCTCGACCCAACCGTTGTGATGATCGAGGTAAGGCACAGGCCGGTCATGCTGAGTGGCTTCCTCGCCCATTCCGAGCGACGACATCAACGACCGCACCAACGTCGACTTTCCCGACCCAGGCGCACCCAGGACGTAGATCGCTTGCGACTTCACGGCTTGTACGACATCAAATACTCAGCGAAGTCATCGTTTGCCAAGCTGTTCGGCCTGATCTGACGGACATGAGAGAACGCCTCGGCTCCTGATACGCCTGCCAAATCCGCATACGCAAGCCCTGTGAGGAAAGCCGCCCGGTTGCGGCCTGCGTTGCAATGCGTCAGAACAGGACGATTCTGAGAGGCGCGCTCCACGATCCATTCCTTTGCCTGCAAGAAATCGGCCAACACCGCAGGACTCAACCGCCCATCAGGGACTGACTGATGAATCGAGTTTGCGCCTAGCTCAGCGAGGTGCGGCGGGTACGCAGGCGACAGCGACACAACCATAAAGTCATGCTGCCGCAGCCACTCAACATGGGACGCCAACGGCTTTCCCCGCGTGTAGAGCGAATGTCCGTAGTAATACATTTTCATTTTGATCTCCTTACCGTTGCCATGTCCGCACAATGTTCCAATGCTTCTCTGGGATGAACTCGTCATTGATCGTGAACCCAGCATCCGCCATCACCTCAAACAAGCGAGGGCATTCCTCCGTCCGCCACGTCCCACGATTCAAGTGAAGCTCCATCGCCACCATCGACACGTCCGACGCAGCAAGGAACGACCAGTCGATGCCGTACTCAGCGCCCTCGATATCGCACTTGACTGCCGTGTGACCAGGCAACAGCGGAGCCATCGCTACGGCCGGGACCGACACAGGCTCACGACCTTTCGTCGGGACGGTCGAATGCGACCAATGCTGATCGTTGTTCGCCAGGTACAACTCGACCTGGCCGGGATCGTTCGCCACCGCAGCAGCGATCCGCACCGTCGAAGCGGAGAACGCTTGAAGGTTCAAGTCGAGAACCTGAATGTTCCCAGGGTCAGGCTCCACGCACGTCACCCTCTCCGCCCCGTGCATCAAAGCGAACCAGGCGAAAGCCCCGATATTTGCCCCCAAGTCGAGGACACGGTGACCGCGCCAAACCAGCGACCCGTACTCCCGCCGCTGCTCGCGCACACAATCAGTGTCAGGCCCGACTTCCCGAACCCACATGCCCTCGGCCCAGCCGTTGCGCTTATCGCTGTACTGCTTCACCACGGCACCGGATCAGCGAGGTCGATCGTGGCATCCCAGTCGTACAACGTGTCAGACCACATATACCCGTGAGCTGAAGGACACCCACCTAGTCCTTCACGTCGGCCATCCCAGCCACGCACCTCCCCCAAGGCGATCTCGGGAAACAACTCACGCCGAATATCGAGAGTCTTGAACGGCACGTCAGGCCAAAGCGGAGTGACCTTACGGACGTGGCCCAGCTCCGAATCGTGCGCGCGCCCTGGATACTGGCCTCCGTCCCAAGCCTGCTTGTACTCGCACAAGACGACCTCCATCGTGTACCAATCGACCTGAGCGCCGAGCCTTTCCGACAAGTGACGGCGGGAGATCGACGCCTTGTCATTCGCAATCTGGCACAGGACCGCCGTGTTCCCAGCGTTCAGATGCGCCGCCGTGTCAGGGTGCAACCGGGCGAGCATTTCCCTCGGTGACCAGCCGCCGCTCGGCCGGATATCGGGGAACGGGTAGTCGATCACGCCGACCCTGTGCAGCGCCTCGTACAACTTGATCGTGGCGTACCGGCCATTCCCGGCAATCAGCATCAGCCGGTCCCACACCTCGTCCGCGTCACGGGCCGAACCAATCGTTGGGGCGACCCGCAAACACCATTCGGCGTAGCCGAGCATGTGGGCCGTGAACTTCCTCGGAGTCCTGATCGCCCGACGCTCACGGCGTAGCGAAAGCTGTTTCCATGCACTTTCGACCCATGTCGCGAATTCATCGGGGTTGGCAACGACCATCGCCGGATCAGGCCAATAATGCAGAACGACCTCACCGGACGGGACGTTGTACGGGCCGAGGTAGCAGCCGATCAGCCAAGCACGGTGCTCAGGCGTGTCAGCCACGTCACGCACCAAGCCCTCGCAGACGATCCTCATGTGCGGGTCCGGCCCACCGACTGCTTGTTCCAGCCGGGTGAACTCCGACAGGAAATGCATGTGGGTCTCGGCGTCACTCACTTGATGCGCCTTTTGTCGTCGGCGACAGTCGCTGCGATCGCAGCACGCTTGGACTCGCCCTTCGGATCTGGGCAACACACCCGCAGGCCTCGGCGGGCATACGACACGATCGTGTACCGGTAAGCGTTCGGGCCAGACAGCTTGAACGGCGAGACACCGTGGAGTACCGACTGTCCATCGAAGATCGAAATCGAGCCGTTCGGTACACGCAACCAAACGTCGTAGTCGGCGAGATGCAGCAGACCGCCATCGACGTTGTTTCGGATCGCCAGCATCGCCGACCAGGAGCCTTTGATGTTGTTCGAGTCTCGGTGATACGGGAGCGCCGCTGTGTTGTTGATAATGCCCGATGTCCAAGGGCTACCAGCGATACGCCACGCAGCCGGAATCTTTTCTAGCACCGCTGCTGCCGTCTGCTCGTACTTGTCGCCTGCTTGAGTACGGAACACATGCTCAGCGGCCACGATGTATTCCAAGATCTTCGATGACATTTCTGGTTCTTCAATGTCGAATCTCGAAGAAGCGCAGGCCCACCGCCTACGGAGCGGAACGGGCGGAGTGTACCCGAAGGTCCGGTGGGTTACGACCATGCCCGACAGTCGCGATTCACCGCCACTCGTTTTATGGAGATTGTCCGAATTCCATTTCATTCGACCAAAGCCGACAGACAAACGGTTCGCCAGGTCGGGTACAGCGATCACTTGTAAAGCGGAAACCTCTCCTGTGTCTTCGTCAATTAGCGCAGCGTTGCCTTCGATAATTTCGGCACCCGGTGGCGGAGAAGAAACGATTGCTTGAACCTGCCGCTGACCGCAGCTAGCGCACGGCTTCAAAGGCGTGTATGGGACCATCGCGCCGCACGAATTGTAATCGTTTTTCAGCCTTTGGTCCAGCTCGGCGAACGTGCAGCGAACAAGCGGACTCAACGTTCGCTTCCGAACGATGCGCGGAACGACTGTCTGCGCCAGCTCCATCAGGCCGTGGCTTCTGTCACCAGCCGCAAGATCACTTCGGCGTTCGTATCCAAGCTCATCGACGAGCGAAGAGCAATCAGGCTGTCCACAACAATTTCGTAGTCGTCGTGATCGTATGGCAAGATCAACGACCGGATATCGGCGGCAGCGTAAGCGCCAATACGGTCCTCTGGAGTCGCGCCTTGCCGCACGCCGCCCATAATTTCGTCGGCTGCTGCCGCCTGCAAAAGAAGATCCATCGAAGAACTGTCATACCCGGTGCCGACCAGGCTGCCGTTCTCGTCGTCCACCATCCGCAGGATGTCGAGCAGAAGTTGGTCGTCGTAGTAGGCGAGATCCGACACCCGGTTGTCCGCAAGAAGAATCCGCTTGGCGGTCTTGTCGTCGCAGTCGATCCAGAAGCCTGGGATCGAGGTCTCGCCCGCATCTCGTGCGACACGTAGACGGGTGTTACCAGCCAGGACGTGCCCTGTCTCCTTGTGAACGAGCAACGCACCGTAGAAGCCGTTGGCGCGGACCGACTCGGCTACCGCCACGTCGTCGCCTCGCCTCGGGTTGTCGGGATGCTCGGTCAGGTCAGCGAGCGGGATTGCTTCGTTGAACTCTTGGTTGATTGTGTAGCCACTCATGCTTCGATCCGATCGTTGATTCGCTTGATTGCTCGATACACGGCGTCCGGCGTGATCTCCTTGTCGCCCACTGTGCGTGAAAC